AAGTATTTTTATCCCTCCTTTACGAGAGGGATTAGGCTACATAAATATCTGCTGTGGCAGCTGCTGATGCTGTGAGGTAAATATATGTGCTATCAGCATCTTTACTTTCCCAAATAACTGCGTTGGACTTGGGCTTGATGATAACTATGTTGGGTGTGTATCCCAACCCGTGCGGTATCGCTGTTTGGGTGGTGCCAATAGACTGATTAGCGAGCTTCTTCAAACCGCCTACTGCGATAAGACCTGCGCGATTAACAGCGTAAACGATAGTTCTTTCATTATCCAGCTGCGAGATGGAAAATGCGTAAGGTTCTTTGTTATCTAACCTGCTTGTCTTCTGCGTGATTTGAATGGGAGGAGTTCTCGTCTTACCCATTACTATCCCTCCTTACTTATCCGCCTGCTCCATAAACGCCACGCCAGTCGTCAAAGCCTACTGCGAATTTGGTGAGAACCTCCGTGTAGAGAGTGCGGGTCTTGTAGTCCACTTGATTGTCTACGACAATCGTCGGGTCGGTGTGCATAAAGATATACAGCGAATGCTGGGACTTATCGGTCAGCACAAACCAAGCATTGGGGATATAGCTCAGCCTATCCCAAACGATGAGCTCCAGTGAATTGGCGAAAATGTTAGTCGTGTTTTCTGCACTGTAGGGGATAAGTTCGGAGTGCAGTATCTCCTTCGCTCTGCGTTCAAGGTTGGGCGAAACGAGCAAATACTTCGGCGTCAAGCCTCTGATGAAACCGCTTTCGTCGGGCGTCTCTGCGAGATTGACAAAAGCGTCATTTAGAGCGTCAGGCGAAAGCGAAGTAGTAGTGAAGGGAGTGTTGTTGTAAGTTGCACCGCTTACGGAATTACGCAACGGGTGGTCGGTAGCACACAAAGCCTTGCCATCTGGACCTGCAGCTGTTGCGGAAAATGCATTAATGAAGACGGACGCAGCTACATCTTCAATCAAGTCGTCGGCGTCGGACAGCATTTTGCGAAGTATCTCGCCCTGTTGCAGGAAACCTACTTCGGGATTGCGGAGGATATCTTCCATCATCTCCATTGTGTAGACCAACGCACGCCTATATTGGACTACACGATAGACTACAGGGGGGAGCAACTTGATATCGCTCGTAGGAGCGAGCGTGCCATCAGGCGAGATAGCAGGATAGAAGTTCGCACTCCTGCCCCTTCTCTGGAACTCTATCTGCTTGGTTCTCTCAATGTTGAAGATGGCATCTCGCCTACGAGGCTGTTTATCTCGGGTGCGAGTAAAATCGTCGTGAGCAACAGGAGCAACTCGCTCTTTAAGTAATACAAGGAAATCTTCCGCAGTTAGCATTCCTTTTGCCATACTATTCTACCTCCTTACTTGGAAGCCTGTAGGTAATTAGCAAGGAATTTCACCAACACCCGAGGGTTTGTATCACCTACAGCGAATTTGGTCTGATAAGTATCAGGCAACCCAATCACCATCACACGGGTATTGGTAGTATCGTTTTTGTTAACACACCAATAACCCGTGTTAGTGTCTTTTGTCAAGCCAAAAGATGCCCCAATATCAGTAGAAGCGAGCGTCCCCAACAAGGTCATTTCAACGATGGTATCATCGTAGATTATGTTTATGGGGACAGTAAGGGAAAACTCTGCCCCTTTTCCGTAAGTGGCTACCCATCTATCATTGCTCCCAATACCCGCTATACCGAGTATAGCGGTGGGATTTGTCCCACATTCAGATGCCTGCGACCCATTCTGATACACCAATGCACCAGCGTTAAACCCATTATTATCAGGGGGCAAATAAGCGAGGTAGCCCATCGCTCCATTGACAGCTTTGTATATAGACGGTGGACTAACAGGATAAGTTGCCATAGTTTAACCTCCTTTGTTTATAGTTTTCACAACTCTTCCCGTCTCACATTTCTAACCTCAGCAACGGCTTGCAACCGTTCAAGCAAGCGTTCCGCTCTAATTCTGCGGATTTCCTCTAAACGCTTCTGGGGGATTTTATATAACATCAAATCGCTACCTTTCAACCGTATACCTTCAGGCGTTCGCTCAACAGTATTAGGAAGTTCCTTTATCTCATCAGGTTTAACTTTGACCCATCCTTCCTCCGCTATGCGAAACTCATCATCCACAGGATAAAGCCAACCATAATGCCATTCAGGGTCGCCCTCAATCAACGGAATGCGTCTCGCAGACGCTCTATGAACTATTTTAACAGTTATTTCTTTCTCGTCAAGTTTATCTCTCGGCATTCAAATCACCTCCGACGGTTAAAGTAGTCTCGTAATAAACTTTCAATCCTACTCCCCAATTCATTAATTGGCGATGTTGGAGTAGTGGGTGCACTACTTTCGCCACTTTCACTTGACGCCATAGGTGGAGGCACTTCAGGTCGCTTCTTGGATGTAAGTCTGTTTTCTGCTACTTTACCTACTGCTATGCTCCACAGGTTTTCCAGATGTTCTCTCCTCGTCAAAAGTTGAGGAGGAACTTGCTCAGCTAACTTAACAAATTGAGTTGCGATTTCCTCTTGTAGTTTCTCATCGCTTATATTAGACAACCTTGAAGCGACAAAGTTTTCAACTTGCGTTGCTATGTTCTGCTCTATAGTTTGGGTTATGAGCGGGACAAGTTGATATATCTGCTGTAGATGGGGAAGGACAACCTGCTGTATGAGTTCCAATGTAGTCTGTGCGGGTTTAGACCAAAACTTGCTTTCCAACTCTTCCAGATTTATTTGGGGTTGCTGTATGAGTTGCATTGTAGGGGGCACTTGAGGCGTCGTGGGAACAGTAGGTTGGGGCTGTGGTTGAGGTGCGACGGGAATAAATGTAGGAGGTAGTGTTTGCTGTGGTTGATATTGGGTAGCGTATTGTAAGTTCTGTTGATAAGCGGAAGTTGCTTGACGGACAAACGATAGAACTTCAGGGTTCTGTGTAAGGAACTTTGCCAATTCCTTCGCTTCAGGACTTAACTCTTCTGCTGGTGCTTGTGCTTCTACTACTGTTTCCTCCGTTTCTTGCTCGGCTTGAAGAGCCTCACTTTCTTGGCTTTTTTCTTCGCTTCCTTCGCCCTCTTGGGGCTTTAGAAGTTCCTCCAAGTCTTTTAAGTCTTTTGCCATTCTTAAACCCTCCTTTCAGGATTTCTAAAAATTTTTCAATGCCGATAGCCATTTCATTCCTCCGTTGGCGGAGCTTCAGCCCCTTCTGGAGCACTCATCCCCAATTGTTCTAACAAAGTTGCCAAATCAGAGGTCGGGATAGGTGCTTCCGCTTGGGGAGTTCCTGCTTCTTGTGGAGCTTCTTGCGGAGTTCCCGCCACCGCCCCTTGCGGTTGCTGGGGCACTTGTGTCTTGGATGGAGGTTCGCCTAATATCAAGCGAATGTTCTTAAATCCAAGCGTCTTCAACACCTCTTCGGTCAAGTAATAAAGTTTAACTGGGTCTTCTGCTATTAGCGGATTTTGAGCACATAACTGGTAAGCAAGCATAACGAGCTCTTTCTGCTTGTCCGTTGAAGGAACATAAGGAATACCTTGTGTGTAAAACACATAATCCTTATCCAAATCTTCGGGTGTTATCTCAACTTGAATTATCTCGTTCCCCTTTGTGCCCGCTATCCTTATAGGCGAAGTAATGTATTGCTTCATAACGGACAAAAGCTTTTGCGGTAATAACGCTAACTTATCTAACAAGTTTATCGCCGTCAATTGCAACAACGCTCCACCTTCGCTTAAAGTCTGCATAACTTCCGTTGCTGATATTCCCTTTGGTAATCCCATCCTGATATCTGATATTCCACTAACCCTTTGCAGCTGCTGGTAGTAAAGATTAAAGAGTTGCATTGACGCTTGCACGGCTTCTGCTACAGGAAGAGTGAGGGGGATAATATCTTGCGGAGTATCAGCGGGTATAACGGCTTTCGGTGCGATGATGATTTCATCTTCTTTCGCTCGGCTTGTGCCAGAGATAATTAGCGGAGGGACAATGAGTAAGTCTAATGCGTTCGCCAATTGGTTAGCGGTTATTTCGCTTGCTTCCACCAAATCATAAAAGCGTTCCGCTAACGAGACGCCCCAAATCGTGAACGGACTTCGCAACAGATTAAACAGGATATAAGGACAATCCAGATTTTTGAAAGGATATTCTACTACATCAAGGATTAGTTGTGCATCTCGGAAGTAGTCTATGAGATATTTATTGCCCTCTTCATCTCGGAGGAAAAACTCGTAAATCGGATAGGTTTTAGTCATCGGCTTTGTTCCTTCTGTTTGGTGCGTATAAGCAGAAGTTCCACTCCATTCCAGCAGCTTCTTTAGGCGGTCGGAACGATATTTCCCTACTTTAAATCGTTCTAATATCTCGTGCCACTTCAGGTTCTCTTTATGGACATAACACCATATAGCGTCCTGCGAGGAAACATCGGTAGGAACAGGCATTATATTCGCTGGGCGTGGCACTATAATAGTCGGCTCAATCAGTAATGGCTCGGGCTCGCCGAACTCCTCTTCTACATTTTCACTCGTCGGTTTCCATACAATTTTAATCCAGCCGATACCATATAAGAGCAAGTGGAAGATGAGCTTTTCAATCTTCTCACGCAAGCGTATCCTGTGGAAGTAAATATCAAGGAAAGTCTGTATCTTCCTCGCACTTTCCATATCTTCGGGTTTGACATTATACTCGGCGGGAAGCACGAGGAAGATAGGCGAGAGGGAGAAAATCGCTTGTGATAGCCTGCTAACCCACTGGTCTATAAGAGTAGGAAATAAAGCGAAGTTCCACTCGTGGCGTCCACGCCAGGGAAACGCCTTCCCACTTACAGTCGTCGCTTTAGCAGGATAATCATCCCCCATATATAACGCTTCCATCCGCTTGAACTTGGCTATCCGCTTCTGGAAATACGGCTCGCTTTCTGCGAAAATATCTTCAATCTGCTCTATGAAGTATCGTTCTCGCTCTTCTGTTAGATACACTCGTGCCATACTTTATAACCCCCTCTTATAGGGGCTACGCCCCAGTTCCAACAGTTCTCGTTCATCAATCACAGGTTCCCATTCAGGCACTTCCTCTTTCTTTTCTTGCGGAAGTGGATAGATGTGTAAATTGGTAAGTGCGTATCCCAAAGCATCTATAGCGTGGTCATCTTGACCCTCTCTAACTATCATCTTCTCTCCATCTTCCCACATTAGATTTTTCATCTCCCTTATCAAATTGGGAACTTTGGAAGTAAAGAATATTCGCTTGTTATCCATCAGATTGATGATTTTCAAAAGCCGAGTAGCAATCGGTTCTCGCTTGGGAACTTTCCTAACTGGTAAGTTTTCCGCTACCCATTCCGATAAGAATGGAATAGTCGGGTCAGCATAAATCACCAGCGTTTGGTTATGCGGATAGCGGGAAAGATAATTTCGCAACGCTTCTTTTAGAATGGGTATAGCGATACCCGCCCGATAGAATTCATCAAAAACATATACCTTGTCATCCTTCACCCCTATAAAGAGGAATACAGAGGGAGCAACGCTACCCCAATCCATCCCTCCCACCACATAGTCAAATTGTTCTGGTATCTCTTCTACCATATACTCATCAAAGTTGTAAGGGAAAACGAGCCCACCTATATCTACAAACTCGCCCAACATCTCTTGCCTTCGCCACGCACCCGAATAGTTCTTTTCCAACATCTTCAAGTAGTCTTCAGGTAAGTTGGGATTGTCGTAAGTTGAAGCGGTAATAACAGCAATGTGCTGTGCGTTCTCTCTTTGAAACGGCTCAACGATTTTGTAATACAGCCAGTTTCTACCCGCTGGCGTCGTCGTAATCAATAACTTTGCGTGAGGTTTAGACAACCGCCCGAGAATTACATCAATTGTATCGCCTTCCTCCAGCGTAGAGGGTAAATAAGCTGCCTCATCTATCCAGATAAAGTCTGGCGTGTGCCCTCGTAATGCGTCAGGATTTGCAGCTGTGCGAAACTCTATCACACTACCATTTTGTAGTTGAATGCGAGTAAAGTATTTACGGTTAGTTTTGAAGGGGATTTCATTACGATGTAGTAGATTGAAAATCTCGTTCTCTGCAGGCATCGTCCGTCCGTAATCAGGAGCGATAACCCATAAGAGCCAATAAGGATGAGCCAACGCTTGTTGCAATAATATCCTGCTCCCTATCCAAGTTTTCCCGCTTCTTATTCCCCCTATGAAAGCAGTTATTCTGTGCGTCTCTACTGCTTCCTTAACTTTCTTTTGATATTCTGTAAACTTCCCCAGATAAAGTTTCTTAACCATCATCCTCTTCCTCCCCCTCCTCCTCTTCCGCTATTTGATACACCACAATCTCTTGCTTATTTCCCCTTAAAGTAGCACCCGCTTTTACTACCTCCCTAAACACATTGAAAGCCAGACGAGTGATAAAATAGGTCAGGGTTGCGATATCCCTTATTGGCTTCGGTTCTTGCTGTTCTAACTGGTCTCGCAGCTCTTCAAGTTTCCGCACCCCTTCAATGATATGAGCCCGCCAATACAATGCCTCTTTTCTCCACCCTCCTTCATCTAACGCCAAAGCGATATAACGGGAAGAGGGATGGACCTCTTCCAAAGCGTCCTTTAAAATCTCCTCTACTTTTTCTGCTGTGAAGATAGAGAGCTTAGATAACGACTTCGTCTCGGGGGATAAGAGGTTTGACTTTTGTGTTTTCGGGGAAGACAAGTAGAAGAGCGTCCTCCTCGCAAATTAAGTATTCATCTCCATCAAACTCAAACACCCTCGTGTAAGTGGGTTCATAAACTACTGTTTTCCCCTCAAGCTCTTCCCTGCCTTCAGGTGTAGCGACAACCGTTGCTACATAGGAAAAGTAGCGAGGATAAGGCAAAACTATTGGGCTCTCATAAGGGATAGGCTTCAAAATAAATCGCTTGCCAACTGGTTTTATCATCAGTAAAATATTTTACAACCAAAGATGGAAAAGTCAATTATGCAAGCGGAGGAGCTTATAGCGTCTTTCTCCACGCCCGAAAACCGAGCGGAGGGCTACCTCATCCTCTTCACTCACAGCAAAAACCCCGAATATCTTAAGAAGTTCAAAGCCGAGATTATGGAATGTGGAATAGAGATAATTTTAGCCAAACCTCACTGGGTAAAGGTATTAGCGGAGTGGAACGATGAGTTATTAGAAGATTTGATGATGTATCTTCAAGGGGGATGGAAAAGTAAAATTGACAGAGGAAGACAGGAAGAGCGATTTGAGGAGTTAAGACGACTGGTATATAACCTCGTGGATTTCTTAAGAAGCAGAGTAGATTTACCCCGTTATGTGGATTTTGTCCTACAATTAGTTGCTCTTCCATTCTTTAGCGAGGAAGCGAAGCTACAATACATTGACAAAATACTTGACAAACTTCAAAAGCTATCTTAATTTCCCCTCACGCACTCGTCCATTGAAAAAATAAGCGAAGCGTTTCCCATCAGTTATAAACAGCCTCATCAGTGGAGGTATCTTGCTGATGTAATCTTTCGCTTGTCTTCGCTTATCTTTAAACCTTCCCACCTGCACACAGAGAATATGATTGTTTTTCACTGCTACTAAATCGCAGGGACTATGCGAGCCCGCCGAACGGATAACAAAATAGCCTCGCTTCTCCAATTTCCTTTTTACTTGGTATTCTTTGCTCCGTCCCCTCTTGTAGCGGTTCATACCCTTTGGTAGTATTTTATCCGTTCTAATACGAGCTGGTTATTTTGTAGCCCGATATAGCCGTTGCAAACAGGATGATAAAAAGTAGAAGGCGAAAAGTAAGTGTAGAGCATTTTATTTAAATCGCACATCGCAGGAATTTCAATTAGCAAGCGATTGTTCCATACCATTTTCACATAACGATGGTAGTGAGACAAAATGATATTGTATTGCGGGTAAGTTAGTGAGAGGTCTTTCGCCAAGCTCAAAGGATTTTTCCTGTATGATGTAGGATGAATTAGAAGCCATTGCTCGTTTAGGAAAGCCATTGGATAAGGCGTCGTAATTATTCCATCCACTAACAACTTTAATAGCGAAGGAAACTCTATCTTCCCCTCCAACTTTTTCACAAGCCATAACTCGTGGTTGCCACTTATGATAACCACCTGCTCGTATTGGTTTTTCAACTCTTCTAAAACCTGTTTAGTAGCAGACAATTCCTTGCTTAATTGGTGGTCTTCTATTTCAAAATGAGGTAGCCAAGGTGAGATAGATTGAAAATCCACTAAATCCCCTAATATGATGATGTTCTTAAATTCCTCGCCATAGCCCAACACTTCCTCCAATAACGCCCAATCAACCTTGGGGAGGTGCAAATCGGCACAAATAATACAACTATCCATTTCCAAGTGTAAAGGTGCAGGAAGGTCCTCCTGCATAAATTGTTGAATTATGGGAGCTAACCTATGTTTAGTCGTGGAGGAAAGTCCTTTGGGATTAATTATGGCTCTTAACAATAAACCATCGGTGAGAGTAGAAAAGTTTGAGGTAGATTGAACTAAATGCCTGCTTACTCCCACCATATTGGCTATTTCTTGCACAGTATACCCTTGCTCCCGCAACTTTCGGATTTTCTGATTTCTTTCCTCCCTCTCCCGCCTTTTCTCCTCCTTAACTTCTGCTACTAAATCAGCAACATATTTCCCCACCGTATCTCTATCCAATCCCACGATTTTCGCAACTTTCCTGACACTCTTATATTGTTTGAATAATTCCCGTATCTGCTGTATGGTTTCCTCGTTAACCTTCGGCACAACAAACCTTCCAATGCAACCAAATGCTTCATCTATTTCTCATTCAACTCTTTCTGCAACGGTATTCTTAACTGCTTAACCAGAGAAGCTTGGTTTGCGAAGTGCCAGTGCTTACGAGGAATACGCAACCCCACTACTCTCTGCTGTATTTCCTCACGCACAAGCGTGTGCCACCCACCCCACAAATCAACTACTATCGCTTGCTCCTTTAAGAGCATTAAAATCTTACTAACTAACTCTTCTGTTTTCACATCCTATTAATCTTGTCCTTTATCTCGTCAAAGACTTTCTGTATTTGGGATTTAAGAACAGTATCGTCCAGCGAAAGATTGACCTTGATACCCAACTTGGCGAGGTTCTGCTGTGCTTCCTTGACTACCTCCATCGCCTTTTTCATCTTATCTGAACCTGCTATCTTCTGCCCGATTTCCTTCTCCTTCTTTTCTGCCCACGCTTCAGCTGCGTTGATTGCCTTCTCTATAACAAACCGCTCCAGTGCTGATAGGATTAAGCCCCGCATTTCCTCGCTTACCCTCGCTTTCTTTAATAAATATCCAATGCCTGCTATACATATACCTGCGATACCACTTATGATTGTCGTAAGCATTTTCAAATCACCTCCTTCCTTATCCTACTTCTTCCGATTGAATGATTTTCCTACCAGTTGCCTTCTCGTAGCACTCGGGATGATAGAACTTCGCTCCTTCCTTTGGCTCGCCCGTTATCTCGTCTATCTCTCCAACGGTGATATATGACTTCCTCGTGTCTATCTCTTCGCCACAGACTTCGCAAATTGGCATATTTTCACCTCCTTACATCGGATAGATTGCTAACCAAATTCGCACCGTGTAAGTTCCTGTCGTTGACCCTGACACCACAGCTACACGGAGATATTGAGAAGGCGACGGTAGCCATCCTGTTAGCGTTCCACCTGCAGCTGGTGCTCCACTCATACCACCGCCTAAAAATGCTGATTTCGTCCCATCAGCTAAACAAATCCTTACTCCAGATGTCCCCAACGCTCCAGGAGCGGAATAATTCCAGAGGTAGAGTGCTATTATTGATT